TGCCTATGAAATCTCAGTTGACGATCTTTTTGGTCGCTCCACAGGCAAGAAGTTTAAACAGGCCAAATGCCACTGCTATTGGGCCATCCTTAAGTATAACCCAAGCCTCACGCCCCTGCGGGTCGGGGATATAATGGGTAAGTGCCGCACAACCATCATGCACGGTCGAACAATGTTTCAAAAGAAACAGGACTTTGAGAAGGTGGTTGAGGTGGAGAGGTTGCTGGGGCTGCTGTGATGTGGGAAGCAATTGAAGTTGGCCTTCACAAGGCATACAACGCTGGCCTGCGGGTTGGTATTTGTATAGGAGTGTTTCTGGGTGTGGCGATACAGACCCTCATTGCAAGGCTGTTCTTGTGATGTGGGTACTTGTTTTGATCTATGCCTACAACTCCGCGTCAATGACTGTTGTTCCGGGCAACTACACAACACAAGAGAAGTGCGTTGAGGCTGGAGAAGGGTATATCAGGGATACGAGCGGTGTGTTTCAGCTTCCAAAGTATTCTTGCATCATCGCGCCGGATGATATCATCTACGAATAGCCCGCTTAGTTAAGTGGTATAACGGCTGTTTTGTAATCAGCGGTTGGGAGTTCGATTCTCTCAGCGGGCACCATATAATGGATTTTATGGATTATTCTGAAATAATTGATAAGATCCCCGAAGCAGAGAAGCCGGAAATCCTCCGGCTTCTTCGTGCTTTGGATGAAGCAAAGCGCGTCGAAGCCTCTCGCGAGACATATCTCCCCTTCGTAAAGGAGATGTGGCCGGGGTTTATTGACGGACGCCATCATAAGATCATGGCAGACGCATTCGAGCGGGTGGTCAATGGAAGCCTTAAGCGGCTTATCATCAACATGCCTCCCCGCCACACCAAATCAGAGTTTGCATCCTACCTCCTCCCGGCGTGGTTTCTTGGTAAGAACCCCGGAAAGAAGGTGATTCAGACAGCCCACACTGCCGAATTGGCCGTGGGCTTTGGCCGTAAGGTGAGGAATCTTGTGGGGTCTGATGACTACCAGAAGGTGTTTCCCGGTGTGAGTTTGCAATCCGACTCAAAGGCCGCTGGTCGCTGGTCCACCAACAAGGGCGGCGAGTATTTCGCTATCGGTGTTGGCGGTGCCGTCACTGGTAAGGGTGCCGACCTGTTGATCATTGACGATCCGCACTCCGAACAGGAAGCCATGATTGGCCAGTTCGATGTGTCGGTGTATGACAAGGTGTTTGAGTGGTATTCGTCCGGGCCCCGTCAGCGTTTGCAGCCCGGTGGCGCTATCGTGATTGTTATGACCCGCTGGGCGAAGCGAGATCTCACCGGACAAATCATCAGCGCATCCGCTAGGAATGAGGGCTCTTCTGAGTGGGAGGTTATCGAACTTCCGGCTATTATGCCGTCTGGGGATCCGCTCTGGCCTGAGTTTTGGTCTATTGACGAACTTCAGCGGCTTAAAATCGAACTCCCGATTTCCAAGTGGTCGGCACAATACCAGCAGGATCCCACCTCGGAAGAGGGTGCGCTGATCAAGCGAGATTGGTGGAATGTGTGGGAGGATGAGAAAGCCCCGGTCTGCGAGGCGGTCATTATTGCGATGGATACTGCTTTCTCCAAGACAGAACGCTCCGACTACTCCGCATGTGTCACGTTCGGGGTGTTTAATCACCCGGATGCAACCGGAAAACCAATTCCAAATCTGATTCTTCTGGATGCTTGGAAGGACAAGATGGAGTTTCCGGAGCTAAAAGCCGCCACCGTCCAGTACCACAAGAACTGGCAGCCAGATATGTTTATCGTGGAAAAGAAGGCGTCTGGCGCACCCCTTATTGCTGAGTTGCGCAATGCTGGCATCCCGGTGCAGGAATTCACCCCGACTCGGGCCACTGGCGACAAGGTAGTGCGTGTAAACGCAATCACCGACATCTTCGCATCTGGGGTGGTTTGGGCCCCGGATGAACGGTTCGCCGAAGAGGTGGTTGAGGAGTGTGCGGCGTTTCCATCCGGAGACCACGATGACTATGTGGACGCCGTCACGATGGCTCTGATGCGGTTTAGGCAGGGTGGATTTATGATCCCGACCGACGAAAACGATGAGATCCAACTGCCAAAGTTCCGTAAAGAACCGTTTTATTGATATAATAAGCCAAATTCAGAAAGCTGATTCATGGAACCTTACATCCCCGTATCGCCGGAAACACCTCCGATCAACGTGGAGGTGCCCGGTGAGGATCTTGGCCCCACCGTGACCCCCGACGATGAGGGTGGCGTTACCGTTGATTTTGGTGACCCCGAACTTGAGGGCATGGGTGACCTTGAGCATGGCGGCAATCTGGCTGAAGTGATGGAGGAGGGTGACCTCGACTCTATTGCTGCCGATTTGATTTCTGATTTTGACGATGACCTCAACACCCGCAAGGATTGGGAGGAAGCCTACATTAAGGGCCTCGACCTCCTTGGCCTGAATATTGAGGAGCGCACAACTCCTTGGCCGGGCGCATGCGGCGTGTATCATCCCGTCCTAACTGAGGCGGTGATTCGCTTCCAAGCCCAAACTATTATGGAGGTTTTCCCCTCCTCTGGCCCCGTAGAAACCAAGATCGTTGGCAAGGCCGACGAAGAGGTTCTTAAGCAGGCTCAGCGCGTAAAGCAGGAAATGAACTACGTAGTCACGGAAAAGATGCGTGACTATCGCTCCGAAACTGAACAGCTTCTATTCCGCCTCCCCTTGGCTGGCTCCGCATTCCGTAAAGTATACTACGATACGATCAATAAGCGCCCTGCCGCAGTCTTTGTGCCTGCGGAGGACTTCGTGGTTGCCTACGGCACAACAGATCTCGCCGCTTGCCCGCGTTACACCCACGTAACGCGCATGTACCCGAACGAACTTCGGAGATTGCAGGTGAGTGGTTTCTACCGGGATATTGATATTCCGGAGCCATCCCCAGACTACTCATCGCTACATAAAAAGTACGATAAGGTAAAGGGCGAGACCCCATCATTCTCGGATGATACGCGGCACACAATCCTTGAGATGTGCGTTGATCTTGATCTTCCGGGGTTTGAAGATGAAGATGGGCTTGAATTGCCCTACGTTGTGACAATTGAGAAGTCCAGCAAGACCGTCCTTTCGATCCGTCGAAATTGGAAGGAGGGAGATCCTTCCGTAACCAAGCGCCAATATTTCGTGCATTATCAATATCTCCCGGGGCTTGGGTTCTATGGCACGGGGCTTGTTCACCTTATTGGTGGCATTGCCAAGTCGGCAACGTCGATTCTCCGCCAGCTTGTTGATGCCGGAACGCTGTCCAACCTCCCGGGCGGTCTGAAGGCCCGTGGGCTCCGAATCAAGGGCGATGACAACCCCATTATGCCGGGCGAGTTCCGCGATGTGGATGTGGCGTCAGGTTCAATCCGCGACTCAATCACCTTCCTCCCCTACAAGGAGCCGTCGAGTGTGCTGTATCAGCTTCTCGGCAATCTCGTTGATGAGGGACGCCGCATTGGCTCCATCGCGGAGATGGATGTTGGAAATTCAAACCCCGAAGCACCTGTCGGCACAACCCTAGCCCTCCTTGAGCGGTCTATGAAGGTTATGAGTGCCGTTCAGGCGCGTGTGCATGCAGCCCTTAGCCGCGAATTCCAGCTTATTGCTGATGTTATTCGCGAGTACATGCCCCCGGATTATGAATACGCCATTGCCGACAACCCCCAGCAGCCCTACAGCCGTCAGGCCGACTTTGATGATCGCGTTGACATCATCCCGGTGTCTGACCCGAACGCCTCTACTATGGCGCAGAAGGTGATGCAGTATCAGGCTGCCATCCAGCTTTCGCAAAACGCCCCGGAAGGCATGTACAACACTGAAGTGCTGCACAAGCAGATGCTGCATGCTTTAAACGTGCCGAACGTGGATCTAATCCTGCCGCCGAAGGATCAGGCCGTCTCTACGGATCCCCTCCCCCAGAACATGCATGTTACGTCGGGTAAGCCATTTCAGTGGGTTCCGGGTCCGTACTATGG